TCAATTTGTTTTGTTAATGATTTTTTTAATTTTCTAGCACTTAATCTACTCATAATAGGGTCAGTAGACATGTATGCTTTTTTATCTTCAGCATCTAATCTATCATATAAACCTTTATTAAATTCTTTAGGTTTTCGTCTAGCCATTACTTACTCACTTTAGCTGGTGATGATACTTGTTTTTTAGCAAACTCTTTAACAACTACTAACGCTGCACCTGCACCGGACATAGCTGCTAATTGTACTGCACTAGCGTCTACACCTACAAGTGGAGCAACTGTTAATGCACCAATGAAAGCCTCAATAAATGTCCAAACAGTTTTGTTTAACATTCCTTTTAACTCTTCACTCATTTTATAACTCCATGATTCTGACCAAGGTGTCCACGCTACATCCTTTTTGAATGTACCATCTCGGTTACGTTTTCTTTTAAACTTAACAAACATTATCTGTCTTTGTTTAGTATAGCACCAATACCAACAGCACCAAGAGTAGTAAGTAATTTACCTTTACCTTTACCCTTACCTTTAACTTTAGCTAAACGTTCATCTAGTTTTGCTATCTTTAATGCACGGTTAGCATCCATGCCTTTTGCTACATTATCTGATACAGCTTTTCTTAAATCAAATCCAGCATCAGATGTAACAGCTTTAGGTGCATCAGGTGTAACTGAACTTACTTTATTACCTGATACTTTTTTACCTTGAAATTTACCTGTAGGTTTTTGTCCTCTACGTTCTGCTATACGTTTTTCAATAGTTTTATCACTTATTTCATCACTTGTAGCATCAATTATTAATTCTCCATCAGCAGGAAATGGTGATTGTTGTTTAGGTCTATCAGGCATCTTAGGTTGTAATATATTACCTTGTTTATCTACACCAGTAAATGTAGGGCCTCCTGGGTCTTTACTAGCTTTGCCTAATATACCACCTGTATCTCCAAACATTGGTTCACGATAATCATAAGGTTTAGTTCTTGTTATCATATTTCTTGGGTCTTCAGGTTTTTCCATATATTTATATTGACCAAAATCAGGACTACCAACACCAGCACCTTCACGTAATGCTCTTTCTACTGATGCTTGCCTCATAGAACTAGGTGAACGTGAATATTCACCATCTTTTAATTTTTCTGTAGGTAATCTTCTAGCTTCTAAACCTGTTTTAATAATTGATTCAGCAGATTTTTGACCAGGTCCTTTACCTTTTTTAGTAGTAGGTAATGGTCTAGCATCTTCAATAGCTAACTCTACATTCATAGGGTCTACTCTACCTTGGTAGGCTTTAGTAACTCTTTGACGCATAGCACGGTCTTCATATGTTTCTCCCATAGTTTCTTGTGCTTTCTGTGATACTTGTAATTCTCTACTAAGTTCATTTTGTAATTTATTAATATTGCTACCAGCTGTCATTTCACCAATAACATCATTAGATTTTTTAGCAGCTTCAAAATTTTTAATTTCTTGTTCTAATGCGTCTTCAATTGCACCTTCTAAACCACGTTGAGGACTAAGTTGTTGTGCTTGTTGTCCAGCAAAAGGTATATCAAACTTACCTCCTACATCACCATATTGTGTAGGGTTAGACAAAGGACCACCTGCAGTAGAACCACCTTTATAACCAGTACTAGCTAACTGGTCCATTTCTCCACCAATAAAATCCATTTTCTTTTGTTTTCTTAGTGGGTCACCAGATGATGGGTCGTAATCTTCTGCGCCTTCAAACTCAGCGTAGTTGTCGCCTTCATCTGATAGTAGTTTATTGATAGGTAATTTTGCCATTATGTTATTCTCTTGCCGTCTAGTTTAGCAGATAAAATTTGAACTTCGCCACTTATCTCTTTTAATTTATCCATAATGTCATCTTTAGGTACTTCTTGTGTCAATTCAGGTATGTCACCATCATAGTCAATATACTCAACAGATACTCTTAAACCTGATTCAATAGCTGCAGCAACACGAGGATACACAAATGCGTAAGCATCACGGCTATATCCTACAAATCCATCTTTTTTCACAATGTTACTTTCTTGTGAATTACCCAAAATTAAACAACCGGCCGTACTTTCATCTGTATTTCCTGTGTGCCATAAGATATATTCAAACCCAGGTACATCTTTAACCCATATCATACCTTTATGAAAGGCATATCTTGACTTGTATCTGTTATGAAAGCCACCTTCAGTACGTAATTCTAGTTGATATGTACCTGCAGGTATTCTTGTTTCACCCCAGACTTTTACATCACGCTGTTCATCTTCAATTGTGTAGCATAAAAATGTACGTTTACCATTGTCTACTTCAAACAACAGTCCTGATGTAGAGTCTTTTTGGCTACTTACTCTTAATACTTCATACTTCATTATTTATTGACTCCCATACTGCACACCAACCATATGGTGCTACTTCTTTATTAAACTTAATACAATAATTATTACTGTAGTGCATACAATTACTGCAGTACTGTCCAGGTTTAGGGCTATTGACAACATATGCTCCAGGTAATACCATTACTTTTTCCTTGTTGCACGGCTTTTTTGTACAGCTTTAAGGTCAATATAACGTCCTTCTTTATATGCAGTAGCAGTACGTTTAATTTCTTTTGCAACAGATGATTTAGAATTTTTTTTATTTTTAAGATACTTAGCAGGTACGCCTTTCTCGTATTTAACTTTACGTTTACTTTTTTTTCTTGGCACTGGACTTACCTTTTTTTTTGATATCATTATCTTGGGAATGTCCACCTTTAATAAAACTATTTACTCTACCCATAGCCCAAGCAGCCATACTAGCGGATTTAGAGCCAGAAGATAAATAAGCACCTTGGCCTCTACGGTACACTTGCGCCAACTGTCCATAAGTATATTTAGAATTTGCAGCTTTCTTTTGAAGAGTTGCTTTAGTTTTTGCATTAATAGGTTTACGAGCAGGTTTCTTTTTAGCACTACTCTTCTTCTTTGCTGGCATCATATCTCCTTAATTTTTTATTATATTCTGTACAACCTAGATTACTACAAACCTTGTAGTTTTTAAAGAACTCTAAAGGTTTGTTACAGTATAAACAAGTTGTTCTTTTGGTTACCACTTAACCTTGTGTGACCAATACTTTGCGGAAAGTTTAGATGTAGGCTTACCTTGTGCATTATGTCTTGCATAATAAGATTTTTTACGAGCTTTATCTTTTTTAGATTTAGGATTTTTACCAGCACCTTTAACACCTTGTTGTCCAAATCTAATTAATTTATATGTATTGCCTTCTTTTGCCATAACAACATGTGATTTTGTTTTATGACTTGGTGTACGTTTAGGTTTATTTACACCTTTAAGCCCATGTTTTTTCATTTGTGTTTTAACACGTTCTGGAACAGCCATTAGTTCTCCTTACAATTATTGCTTCCATGTTTACAGTTACATATCTGTGTAAAAGAACCGTCTTCTTTAACGTCTACCATACACATTACTTTCTAAATCCTATAGTAAGTAACCATATACATAGTGTAATTATAGTAGCTAGTCCTGTTACTTGTTGTGCAGAACCAGTTAATGTAAGTGTAGCAATAACCAAACCAACCAAAGTCCAACTAAGGTTTAATGTTTCTTTTATCGCTTCTACTACCCACGACCATAATTTTTTTATCATTAGCTTCTCCTAAATATAAAAGCTGCCATGCTAGCTATTCTAGTCAGAATAACTGGCACTACAACTTCTTGTGCTTTTTCTTTTTGGTCTTGTGTCATATCATCACCAATAGTACTTATGTCAATATTGTCAATATCTATAAATACTTCTATTGGATTTTCTATGAACTGTTCAAACTGTATCTCTGTAACAACATCTGCTAATGTATAGTTTTCTACATCTTTGTTTTCAATAGCACGTTCTACATAAACTTCTACAGCTTCAGCTACAACTTCATCAGTTTTAACAGCTTCAGCAATAATTTCTACATCTTCAGTAGGTATTTGTAAAACTTCAGCAACAACTTCGACTTGTTCCTCTGTAAGTTCTTTAACATTAGCAATAGCTGTATCAACAACAGCTTGAACTTCTTCTACCTCTTCTTCAGTTATTTCTTCAACAACAATAACTTCAACAGGTACTTCTACAACTTCGGTTGGCTCTTCCTTAACATCTTCCTGTACTGGCTCAACCAAAACTTCCTCTGGAATTTCTGAAGTTTCTTCAACAATATCATCTTCTATGATTATAACTATATCTTCAGGTATATCCTCGATAATAATTTCTGGTTCTTCAAATTTAAAATCTTCTTCGAGTTTCTCAACATCAATCTTAATTTCCTCTTCAACAATATCTTCTTTGATAATAGGTTCAGGTTCTTTAATTTCATCTTCAAGCTCCAGTTCAGATACCACAACATCATCATCAGAAAGCTCTGTTTCGGTATTTGGTTTTTCATCTTCTTCAACTATATCACAATCTCCACGCTCTATTTGTGCATCAGTCATATAGCAACCATATTTATCTTCATTAGCTTTACGCTGATTATCTCTATCAACAGTGCCATCTTCTACTTCATAAGTTTCATATTCTGCTGTAGAACCATCATCCATTACTACCTCAACCTTTGGTGGTGGAGGTGGCAAAGTAGTAGTAGTTGTAGTAGTTGTGCTAGAAGTAGTAGTGGTATCAGGCACAGTAGTTGTACTTGATGTAGTTGTTGTAGTAGTAGATGTATCTACACAAGTAGTAGTAGGTGCAGACCAATCTGTTTGTGTATCATTAAATGGTGTTTGGTCAGGTAATGCTATATTTCTCTCTACAGATATTGTACTGTAACTATTATCTGTGTCATTGTCTGACCTAACTCTATAATAAAATGTACCTACAGGTAACTCAAAATATGTTCTTAAATCACTAATACTAAAGACATAATCATTCCATACATTTTGTTCGTGTCCAAAACTTGTAGATACACAGTAACTTGTAGCATCTACACCAGTAGCCATAGCAAAAAAAATTGTATATTTTTCAGGTGGACTATCCTCAAAACCATCAGAACCTAATAAGCTGA